GTCTGGAAATCACTTACTGTAAATGTTTTAGTGGTTGCGATTACATCTGTTGGATAAGACGGGTTATATACCACTAGAGATACTCCGTTTACGTCTATATTGTTGTCTCGAGTTGCAACAGATTTAACTCCATCTATATTTAAAATATCATTTGTTATATTAGGTATATTAACAGTAAACCCTAGAGTTATCTTAGAAGGATCAAAATATGTACTTAAGATTGCGCGTACTTTATCTTTAATTACTGCTTCTGGAGTTTTTGCACCGCGAAACAATGTTACTACTAGGGATGCAGAAGCGTCTGTATCATCGATTTTAGGGTCATTACCTATTTTTACGGCTTTATATACCGGATCCATAATAATAACTTCCGACGTTAAAGTCTTTTTGTCGTTTACAGAAGAAATTATTAATTGTTTCTGAGCCGGCGTTAAATAATTTACATAACTATTAGTAATAAGCTTGGTTGCTTTAGGTAGAACATATACATATACATTATTAAAATTACATGCATCAGCAAAAGCCATCTGATTGTATAGTACTCTATAATCTTGACCGGGGTTAGTTAACCCAATACTATCAAGATACTTTAAATGTCCGTTAATGTAAGAATTATTATTTAATACCTTTACGTCATTAATAATGTTTGCAAAAGAGCTCTTTATAAAAGACTCATAATCTGCTGTAGTAACCACTCTAAACTGAGATCTAAATGTTGCGGGAGCATTAGCGCGTATACTATCAACACTTTCCGCTTCAGTAAAAGAGGTAGAAATATTAGAATTAGCGAATTGAAGATACGTAATATTAGTATCATTTAATAGCGCTAAATCTGAACTAATTACATCGGGTTTAATTAAATTGAACTGAGCAGTGTTATATATTACAGCGTCTTTACCGTTTAAACTATTTGCTCCAACCTGTCCAGTTGTACCAGCAGATTGCAGATAATAAACAGCAACTACATCCCCGGCTACTAATTGCTTGCCGTTAATATCATCTCCAAATTTTATTTCATAATTTTTATTCCCGTTTAAGCGTATTTCATACTTTTGGGCAGTAGAGTTTTCAAGATATAAAGACTCTGCCCGAGTCCATTTGCTCCATTTGTTAGTAGAAATACTCTTTATGTATACGTCCACGTTAAAATGATCTACAATAATACTTGCTCCTGGTACTAAAAACAATAGTTCATTTGCTTCTCCACGAGCAGAGTAAAGAGGGTATTCAATATACGTGCCTTGATAGAGAAGATACTGATTTCCAACGGAGGTTAAATTTTCTATACCGCTAAGCGTTTTAGTAAAAGTTATATCTGTATTAAAAGAGTACGTGATATTGTTAGAGCGTATAAAGCTATATCTTGGTATAGTATAAGTACCAGTGCCTAAATCCGAAGTAGCAGAAGAGCTGAAAGAGAGTGTTGAAGACTGTGCACCCACTGGTGAGTAGTTTATTAGCTTTACAATTCTATTAATATTTTCGTAAATTTGAGACTCACTAAACATCGACTCTGTTGATGTTTGATTTAAATAATACATTAACGTGTGGAATGAATACGCTACAATATTATTAATTGCCGTAATGTTAGAGCCTTCAAAGTTTTGATCTGTAAATAAATTAGTCTCGTTTAACCGGTTCCTTATGAAGTCTCTCAAAGAGAGTGCGTCAAACGCAACATACTCGTTTTTAGCAATATTAAGGTCTAATTGATCTGAAGTTGTGTTCATTTTATAGCAGGGTATATCCTTCTCTATTTAAAATACCAGGTATTTGGATATTTTTGTTTAGTTGTGGTATAGCTATACTTAATGTAACTGTATACAATTGCTCGTCAATGTTAACAACAACATTTATATTAGTAACACTAACTCGTGGCTCGTATGTTGATATACCCTTAAGTATACTTTCGCCTATTCTTTGAGCATTAATATCACTGGCAGGTTCAAACACGTATTTAAGCAAATTTAATCCATATAAAGGATTTAATAAGTTCTGGCCGGGTAGAGTGTTGAATAGATTAACTAATGAGTTTCTAATAGCGGTTTCATCATAGTCTGCGGTAATATCTCTTTCGACTGGATTTGCAAAGTCTAGGTGTAAATCAGAGTATCGTCTTTTATTGTTAACTGTCTCTACTTTTTGTAAGTTTTTGAATGTTATACTTGCCATGATTAAATACTTAGGAATAGACTATGAGAGCTATAAGTAATAATATACCTTTTATGAAGAATAGTAAATTTATCCCATTATACGAAACTATATACGATCGCTACAAACAAGGGTCAGGTTTTTTGTCGGGTGATGTCGTTAAGCTTAAATCTAATTATAAATCAGCTGATAACTATAAAGACTTGCCTGAGATGATTAAACAACGCTTAGAGGATATAGATAAATCAGGTTATAATTTACGTATAGGTAAATTGCATACTCCGAATACTAGCGCTGGCGCGTTAGGTATAAACACTGGTATGCCAGCTACTCATGTTGATTTATATCAAGAGCCATCTCCTGGTTCCTACGGTAATTTAGTAACTATACCTATTGGTTTAATAGACGTGATTGACACCGGGGTGAGTTTACCCCCTGTCTCTGCTAAAAACAAGCGTGCTAACAAAGACTATATTAAGCCTGGTAAATGGAAAGCTAATAAAGACGAGCCAGAGACGAAAGAACAGAATCATTCAGGCTACGAGCAGAATTGGATCAAAAAAGGCGATTATAAACTCGCTGAAAAAAATGTAAAGCCTTCTGTAGGTGGTAACAAGTATAACGATGAAAAGCCTTCAAATTTTAAGCCGCTTAAGGGTAATAAAAAGTTAACCAAAGAATCAGTTGTAGCGCTTGAAGGGCTTTACATGCAAATGATTACTGAAGACGCAACTAACGATGTAAATCCGCAAGGGTATTCAGTACCAGAATCTAACGAGTCTAAAGTAAAAGCAGGGTGCTGGAATGAAAAAACTAATTCTGTTGTACCAGAGTGTATGTACGAGGATGGTTCTATAAAGCCTGAATGCTATAAAGAACAAGTAAGTGAAGTACAGCCTGTAGCAATTAAAGAGTTTCAAACCATGAGAACTATGGGAATCGAAGAGTTTTTAGACAAATACGAAAGAACTGTTGATGGGCTTACTGACATGTACATGGCTGCTGACGGATTAGATGAAGACACAGCAAGATTAAAAGCTATAGAAGAACTAGCAGCTGATAAAGATATAACGATACACGATTTAGAGGACGCTTAAATTAATTAAACACGAGAAGAAGTTAATTTCTTGATCCATCACTAGAGCGCTTCTATACAAAGACTCAGAGACTTGCAGTAATGCAAGTCTTTTTTTGTCTTCAGGTAAAGAGCTCTTATAAATTGCATTAAATAGGTCTTTAAGTAATTTAGGATAATCATTACCAAACACTTGCTCGCTCTCAATAACAAACTTGCGTAGAGACATTAAGTCGTCTTTAGACGATAGTTTCTCCAGGATGTCCTGTGCGAATCCCTCGTTATTAATGGTGACTTGTAGATTGAGTGTACTATCAATAACACTACGTTGTATGTAGTTAATAATACGTCTAAGGTCTGGATAATAATAACGGATAACCTCTTTAATACGGTCTATTTGATCTGCTGCTACCTTTACATTCTCTTTCTGTAGAATATATACGATACGTTTAGCATACTCTTTAATAGGAGGAGTAAAATCAGTAAAGACCTGACACCGTGATTGGATAGGCTGAATAATACGATGTAGATAATTACCAGTGAGAATAAACCGGGTATTACCAGCATACTCTTCCATGACATTACGTAATGCTCTTTGACCAGCATCGGTAAAGTTATCGAATTCATCTAAGAAGATAACTTTAAGTTTACCGTCAAGACTCTTAGTCTGAGCAAACGTAAGAATAGAGGTACGTACTTCATCAATACCGTTCTTCTCACTAGCATTAATATAAAGATATTGAGCATCTAATATCTCATTAACAATTACTTTAGCTAAAGTAGTTTTACCGGTACCTGCATTACCTACTAGCAATAGGTTAGGTATCTCTTGTTTACGTCTGCATTCTTCTACAAACGTACGAAGAGTATCAGAGAGAACCATATCGGCTAGCTTAGTGGGCCGGTACTTCTCTACCCAAATACTTTGAAGCTGATCGCTAATTGTCATTACTCAAGCCGTGCCGAATCGATTATCATAAATAATTTCACTAGCGCACTCTAAAGCTTTATCAGACGAACCGAAACCTTTTTCTCCGCGCTTTGACTCACTCACTTCCTCAGCAAATTCAATATTAGCTTGAATGAGAGGGTAGAGAATAAGCTGAGCTACTTTATCGCCTGCATTAAACGTTTGATCCTCTGTACCGAAGTTATAAAGCTTAACACCCATGTCTCCGCGGTAGGGGTTATCAATAATACCAAAATGAGGAAAGATATGCTTTTTAAAGCCTACCCCAGACCGACCTTCGACTCGAAACCAGTAACCAGGGGTCACATACGCTAGCTTGAGACCGACTGGAATCACTGCATATCCTTTAGCAGGCACTATAGTCGTCTCTACAGCAGTAACATCCAATCCAGAATCTCCAGTATAAGGATCGTTATGGTTGTACTTAGGTAGTACCGCCAGCTCATGCGTTTTTACGAATTTAAGAGTTACAGGAAACATAGTTTTATATTAACCTCTTAACAAAGTTTGTCCACCGAAGTTATTGTTATTCTCGTTTACCCCAATAGCTTTATTGGATGAAAGCCAGCTGATAAGTTGTGCTACCTTATCGGCGGCGATAATGAATGTGCCGTGTCCTTGTACCGTTACGATTACTTCTTTCATAGTGTGTTTATAATATACTCTGCTCTTGAAAAAGCCATGCCTAGTATAAATATTTTAGTGAATATCCCTCCAGTGTCTGGCAATCCGGATAACAATGCCAATATTATAGATTCTATTGATGCGTTTATTGCCGGTTTAAATCCGCCAGCTGGAACTACTGTAGCTACATCGGTAGTAACTAAAACAGTAGGAGCTCCTGCTAATAATAGTGTGCCTGTAGTTCCTCCAAAAACAGATGAGGAGATGAAGGACTTTGTACTAAAGCATTCAGCTGAATTAGTAGAGAGTAGTGTTAAGAGTATAATAGAGTTACAGAAAATTACTGTAGCTACCGGAGACCCGGAAATGATGGCAGGGTTAGCAAGTTTAATTGCAGCAAGTACCGGAGCAATTGAAACTGTTAACAAGCTGCATTTATTAAATAAAAAAGCAGAAAATACTCGCGAGCTTAAAAAACTCGAACTTGAAAGCCGTAAAGAATTACAGCAACTTAAGAATGATGGGTATCTTAATTTACCTTCAGCCAATACTAATATATTAGTAGCTACTAGAGAAGAGATTATAACTCAGCTAACTGGTAAGGCTAAAGCTAGGGCAGTAGAGGGTACTATTGAGGTGGTGACTCTCTCAGCAACTGAGCAGATAGTTGCGCCTTATGTTTTACCGTAGCACAAATTGTGGCGCGATGAGCATGCCATAATACAGCTACTATCATTAAGCCGACTACTAAACCTATTACCCACATCGGAACCATTATAGCTACATAAGCTAAACCAAAAGCTGCTAAACACACTCCAAAGAACGTTACGCTCTTTAAAAGCACACCAAGGATTAAAAATAGTATTCCGACGCCTACTAATGCTTTAATCATATACCCGAGCATTTCTTGTCTTTGGGCTTCTCGTGCTAGCTTAACTTTGTCGGCAGTATCCTTAGCGATACGCTCAATCTCAGTTTTTCTATCAGCTTCTAATCTTTCAATAGTTTGTTTATTAGCTGCTCTTAGAGTGTCTTTTTCTTTCTCTTTAATTAAAATAAGAGCTTCAGCTGCATCTAATGCGGCTTTCTGCTTAACCGCTAGATCAATATTTGCTTTATACTTTATATAAAGCTGGTCAATAGTTTTAGTTTTTTCTATATCTAGTTCGTCTTTAATTTTTTCTTTTTGCTCTTCAGTGAGTTTATCTCCACGCATCATAATTTCTTTAGAACGTAAATGAGCGATAGTGGTGTTAATATCTATCTTTTTCTTTTCTTGAGTTATTTCATATACCCCATAATTTAATTGACTGATTACATTAAAATTTTCATTGTCTTTTTTGGTACGATCATCATACACTTTCTGTAGATCTTCTCTAAATTTAGCATAATCTAGTTCTAACTTTTTGCGAGCTTCATCTACTTTTTTATCCGCATCAGTTATTTGTTTAACATTTTCATTTACCTTTTGGGCGGCAACTACCGAGCCGGTACTACCGTTAGCTAAGCTCTTCCATTGTTCAGGCCACTTCACGTTAGGAAACATTGAACAACCAGTGAGTAAAAGACACATTAAACTTAGATATACATAACGCATAACTATATTTACCTAAGCATCAGTTTTTCTGTAGTAATTAATAATCTTTTGAAGATCGGGGCGACAGAGCGCGCACTTTTTAGCGCAGCACATGTACCTCTGAAGATGCTCTATAGTGTTAATGCTCTTTATGTTACGGATTAATGAGCATACTTCGCTATAAGACACATTATAGCACACACAGTAGGTACCTACCAATTGTTTTTTAAGGGCGTCGTCCATTTAATACAAATACATTTACATATACTCTTCGTAGTAATGTATTGTATTCTCTTTCAGAGTAACAAAAATGCCGATCTCCCCACACGT